AAAAAGTCAGCCTCAGCGATCGCGTCATTGCTGCCGTTTCTCGCAAAATGGTAAACACCGAGCTTCTTGCCAGCTGCGGCTGCTTGCTGATAATGCTCGTCGCAGTTTGGGCTGACGTAGTTCGTCCCCTCCGTCGCCTTTACGATGACGAAATCTGCCGGGATTTTACCAGCGTCCAAGCCAGCCTGCCAGCTTGATATGTCAATTCCTTTCATTGACTCCCCTTTCTTATTACTTCTCTGCAGTCGCCAAGCGATTGCGGATAATATTTACACCAATTCATCAAGCGGTCAATCACCGGATACCATCGCCAAACGACGGCCGCTCCGGCTAAAATCATCACTATCAGAATTGTCAAAAGTGTGCGGGCGATCCATCGCCCGATTGAATGTTTGGTAGCCTTAATTCTCATGCCTCTATGATAGCACGCTCGGTATTCTCACGCTACCGTCGATTAGCTTCATCAAAATAAACAGTATTAAACCAATCACCAATATGACGATTGTGTTTGCTGCCCAGTCCTTAAACTTCAGCCGCAACGTGGAAACCATCGAGGTGTCTTCGGCCTTGAATCGATCCTCGAGAGCGTCGAGCCGGTCATTTATTTCTTCATGGTCGGCCGAGTGCTTATCGATATAGTTTGTCAAAATCTCCGGTGTGATAAATTTCATACTTGCCATTTGTTGCACTAGCGAATCGACCGATCCCTCAATTTTCGCCACGGATTTTTTCGTGTATTCCATGTCTGTCGACAGAATCGCCACCTTTTTATCAATCTCGTGCAGCAGCGCTTCACTGTCTTTATTTTGCTCGTTCATCAAATTAATTTTAGCATTTTGTGCCAGCTTCCTGCAATCATCATTTACGGCACTATTTATCTATACTTCCATGATCGTGCAGCTTATAGAATGATATCGCGGCAGGCTCCATGTGCTTGAGGGGTTTCTCGCAGATACTACTAATTGCCTAACTCCTTTTTTAACGGGGAGAATGACACTTCCAGAGACTGGGAAGTGCGTTGTTGAATTTCGGCAGATCTCTCCGACTGGGTCGCCGTCAGCATAAAGATGAAAATGAACTGTTGCGCCAGGAATGTAAACCCTTCCAACATTAAGATCTACCTTTACCTTTCCCGTATGCGAGAAAAAATCTGGGATGGTAAATATAGTTTTTTGCTCATTTACTCCAGCTCCCAGATCAGCCTGGTCTCTCTCCTCCGAAAAAGTGGATAATTGTAAATAATTAGGAAAATCGATATTGTCTGATGTTCTTGGTGCGAAATCCTGAGAGACGAACGTCTCGCTTATAGCCAGATTTTCTAGTTTCGTTCCATTGACCATCGCCATCGTCATCGATGTTGTTGTTGAACTAGTAACAACTCCATATCTCGTCGTTTTTGGCGAGCCTTGCTTGAACTGAACACGCGTGCCGACTGGATAGCGACTTATATCTCCCTCTGGCACTGTTACTACCCCAATTCCATCACTAAAACTGAGAAATTGCCACAATTCAGCTGTTGTTATCCATCCGTCTGGCACGACACCCGTAAACTTGCCGATCGTAATCGATCGGTTCTGTCCATCGCGAACAATCGGTATGATATCGTTCGCTCTTGTGCTTTCTACCGGCTGAAATTGACTTATTTTTTGCTGTCCTGGGTTCATTTTGCTGATTCCTTTCGTTAGCCTTATTATATCACTCTGATTCGCGTTCGCGGTTGTCCATATTGCGCTTCAAGTCTTGAATTCGCTTCGATAATCTCGGCCGTAGTATGTTGAATTTCAGTTCTGCGGTCTCGAGCTTCTGTGTGATGGCGACAATCTGCATTTCTGGCGCGTCCATCGTCGCACTGAAGCCCTGATATTGCGTCAGTTCGCCAAGATGGATATCCAACGCCTCATATTTTGGCGATGCAAACGTCGCCTCTCCCGAGAATACCGGTTTGCTGCCACGTTGGATCTCGCCCTCGACCACCAGCTTGGCGCTGGTCTCATCTTTATAGCGGCTGTCGGACAATTTCTTGAAGCCGCGGCGTATCTCGGCGATACTGCGGTCGTCTCGGCCGGCCACGACGAGCGTTTTGCCGTCTGCTTTTTCGCCGCCAATAAATATCACGTCGTTCACTAGCTCCTCGATGGTTTTGACGAGCTTCGGCGTGCCGATGACGTTTTTGCCGCGCTGGAGCTTTCGCTTCACGGTTGTCGGCCTTGGGTGGGCATGCACAATATTCTCAGCATAGTCGTAGTAGTAGTGCCAGTCGGCTGGCATTGACTTAAACACAGCAGCGATAGCTTCGCTAATTGTCGTCACGTCATTAAAGCGAATGGTCACCTTAGTGTCAGTATTCTCAATACTGGATTCAGTGTAGCGACAGCGTGCGCCTTGCTTCTGCGCGAAGTCTATCAGCTCGCGTAAGATGTCGCTTGGATCTTGCGAATAAAACGCTCGCTTGTAGTCGCCGGGGCTTTCGTAAAGCGAAAACGCCAAATCCCAGCCGAAGTCTTGCCAGAACGGATTGTCGTGATAATTGTTGTGCTGCAATCCCTGGCCGGTAGTAAAGCGCCCGCGCCTGTCCACCAGCAGTTCTACTGGATATGGGAAGCTGTTTTCATATCGCGAACCACCGCGCGCCGACAACTTTATGATGAAGCGTTTGCCGCTGATCATGCGTACGCTCTTATCAAAAGGTATGAATAATTTCTCGTATATGTCACCGGCGACTGGTATTACCGCAGTGCCGCTAGCTTCAACTACTCCCGTATTTATATCGCCAGAATAAGATATTAGTTGGGCATATAATGTTGTCATATTCCCACTCAGAAAATCTTGTCTAAATCCTGGAGAACTCACTGAATAAAGCTCAATGCCGGCGACGGTCTTGCTGCCGGTGGTCACTTGTATGGTCTGAATTATTTCGTTGCAATATCCCCATTGTCTCGAGCCAAATCCAAGCGTCGCCAAGCCGTATGGCTTATGCTGGTAGGCCACCTCCGCTTCAGTCTGCAAATAGATGTTGTTTAGCTCCTGCGAGTGGCTGAGGACTGTCGCGGTCACCTGGCTGTCGGTGTTGCCTGCCGATATCTCCCACTGGCTAATGTAGCCGCTAAACAGCGAACGGCCCTCTGGATAGCCGTCAGCCACTACGATAATCCTTGCGTCCTCGGTGATGATGGTTTTGCCGTCCTCGGTTAGCCACGGCAGATATTCGCCGTATCGCACGCTGGCGCTGATATTGATGTTGGTGTCGATGTTCGTGCCGCTTCCTAGTCCCGCTGGCGTGGTCATGCTTCCTACAATTTTATAGCCAAGCTCGGTTAGCATGTTTTCGTTTATTTCGGTCATAATTTCAGTAACCACGCTGCGCGTCGTCGCGTCGTTCTGTGCCAACTTCATCGTCATATGCGAATGTAGCGAGTTAACCTCCGACTGAATGGCCGGTGTGCTGGTCACAGTATCTATCTGGCCGAGGTATGTTCCATCTTTGAGGTATGCGCTATATATGACTTCGGCCGCCTTGTTGCTTGGCTGTTTTTGCGAAAGCGTCGCCATCATCTTGATTTCGTTTGTGATATTAAATCGGTGAGTGATATCGGCCTCAACGCCTAAGCGTATGCTAGTAATCTGCATCAACTGGCTTCCGCCACCGATAGGTTTCGTGTCGCCATCAAATATGAATGATATTTTTTTTATATCAATGTCGCTATCCAACGCAGACAAGTCGAATCCGTCAATAATCACACCATCAGTTATCCGTGTATTGCCAAGAAGTTCATCTTCAATTTTAAACCTAAATGAAAAGCCGACATTACTGTTTTTTAGCTGCTCGGGAGTTACTCCCCATTCATCCATTGTGCCAGCCAGCGTAAATTGTGGTCTAGAAAAATTGGCGATATTGTCGACATAAACGTTGCCGATTTCCCGTCCATCAATGCGCAACATAGCCTCTTCAATATTAGCAAAATTTCCGCCTGGCAAAATCAACGACGAATGAAATTCGCCAGTCTCTGGCTCAATTTCCGTGTTCTGCCACGTATAGAAATAATCGCCGCCTCCGGTGATAGAACACGACCGAGGCTTCTTCGTCTGGAGCTGTGCCATCGGCTAGGCCTCCAAAATAGTTAGGTTGCCTGGCTGCACCTGCAGCGTTTCAGGAGCCATGACTTCAAGCGGCCATGGTAATGCATCAAATGCTATCATCTCGCCGCCGGTCTCTGCCGTAAACAATGCCCAATATCTGAAAACGCCACCCGGCACTTGGATCGATACGACGCTGTCGTTGGTCGCAGTTCCATCTTTGTCGTCAATTTTCCACGAGGACACCTTGCCTCTTTTATAGTTCTCTTTTGGCTCGCTTTTGGTGTCGCCAGTGTAGTTTGGGTGTTTTTCAAGCAAGCCAGCATAAACACCGCCTGTTCGCTTCTCGACTTCAATTCCGAGTAGGAACTTGACTGAGCGCTTTCGTTCGTTGTAGGTTTTTGGCATTGCTTCCTCCTGTTTAGATGTATTTTGGATTATAAATGGCTCGCAGCTGATGATTTCGTGCGGCCAGGTTATCTTGGTACTCGAGCATTCCCGCCCCATATTCCCAACACGGGAATGTGCCGCTGGCTCGCAGCTGCATGCTGTTGTGGATAATGGTCTTGGCTTCACAGTCGACCGTTATCACATCGCCGGCTTTCAGGTTCGCGTTGAACGTCAGGTATTCGCTGCTGTCTGGATTTCCAAGCGTTATCTCAGTGCTGCTGCTGCTGCTGCTGCTAATGATTATAGTAGGTTTTGCTCGGTATGTCCCGATATTCTCGACGGAGATGGCGCTTGCGGCCGTGCTTATTTTTGTAGTGGCGCTGAAATCAATCAAGCCAACCGACGACCTCGCTGCTGGCGATTCGCATTCCATCTCAAAGCTGAAGCCGGCGCGGCTAACGTCGAATGATCCGCGGCTGATGTTTAGGTTTGTGGCCACGCCGCTCCAAATTCGATAGCCCTCTGGGAAATTTGTCGCTAGCTCGATTTTCTGGCCGAACGTCAGCGTTCGCTTCAGCCAGTCGATCAGCCAGTCGCATTCACGCTGGCTCGACGCTGAAACTTGCCCAGCGACAGAGATGGTTCGCCCTGCAAAGTGGCCGCTGTTCAGCAAGATTCGGCCGTCGTCTCGCGCCAGCTCGCCGCTATCGACGGTTCGCTTGGCTATGCCGAATAGGTTTGTGGATTGCACTCGGACGTTGCCGCCGTTATTGAGGTCAAATCCGTTTAATAAAAATCTGCGTCTGTCGCCGTTCATTATGTTGGTACTCCCATCGATGCCAAGTCGCCGTCGCGGTCAAGTCTCTTGAAGAACGCGTCGGCTGCTTCTGGCGTGTTTATTACAATTTGTCCATTGAACTGATTTGTCGTGTTTCGGTTGCCGCCAGAATTGCTGACGTTAGTGACACCACCGCTGCCAGCGAGCGTCGCTCCTGACCCATTGATACCGCTTCCTGCAAACGATAAGCCGCCAAATGACATGTCACCGCTCAAACCGTCGTAAACGTCGCTAGCGATGTCTGTGGCGGTTTTAACGACAGCGTCTCGCATGCTCTCCAAGCCGCCGCTCCAGCCTTGCATCATAAATTTACCCATCTGCGCCATTACGCGGCTCGGCGACTTAATTCCGAAGAAGTTCTTCACAGCGTCGAGCGCGCCGCTACAAATCTCCTTAATCTTGTTAACCACCGCGTCTTTCGCGCCCATCACGCCCTTGACCAGGCCGTCGATCAGGTTCTTGCCGGCGCTGGTAAAGTTGCCGACGAAGTTTACCACTGCGTTGTAGGCGTTTTGAACTGCGTTTTTGATCGAGGTAGCAATCTGGCCAACCGTGCCGACTACGTATCCGACTGCGGTCGCCACTGGGTTTATGATGTAGTTCTTGATAGCATTCATCAAGCCGTTTACCACGGCCGCAATGCCGCTAAAGACCGCACCGATGACGGCGCTCATCACGTTGAGTATCGGCTGAATGAATGGCAATATGGCGTTCCAAACCGCCGTGATCACTCCCCAGATGGCGCTCATCACGCTGCTTATCACGCTAACGATGGCGTTGAACACTGTCGATATCACCGTCCAAATGACCTGCAATATCGGCGTTACTACAGCGACGATGGCGTTCCAAACCGTCGATACTATGGTGATGACGAATGTCATCACGGCGCTGATGACTTCACCCATATGAGTAAAGATGTAGCCGACTGCTTCGCCAAATGGCACAAGTACATTGTTCCAGATGGCCATAATTGTACCGTAAAGCACTACGCCAATGATCTGCACAATGGTGCTTATTATCGTCCAGACGACTTCTGCGATTCCGCTGAAAATAGTCCAGACTATTTGGCCGAATCCGACGATGGCGGTTATTATCAAATCGACAATCTGAAATACCGGGGTCAAAATCGTAAGTATCATACTGATGACGTTGCTTATCACGCCGACGATGGTGCTTATCACGCCGACAACAATGCTGATTCCTTTCGCCACCACGCCGACAATCACACCTATCACCGAGCCGATGACGCTTGCGGCCGTTCCAATCGCTCCTGCAATCGTGCTGACAATATTCACCACCACGCCAATCACCGAGCCGATGACGCTGGCTACGTTTCCAATGACAGAGCCAATCACTGCTCCTATCTGCCCTAGCACCGCTCCTATCTGGCTGACGATTCCGTTGACGAAATTGCGGAATCCCTCGTTCGTGGCGTAAAGCCAAGCGACAAATCCAACCACCGCAGTGATGATGATAGCTATCCACCCAATAATCGGTATCGAGCTGATGGCCGCTCCAAGTCCGGCCGCTCCGCTACTCAAACCTGAAAATACTACCTTGCCGACCGTTCCCATCACGCCCAGCGCGCCAGTTATTCCCTTGACGGCGGTTTTGGCTGCCGCACCGACGAATGTCCAGGCTGACGCCCCCTCTTTCGTGACTTTCGTGACATCTTTCCAGCCTTTGCTGATGTCGCTCACTGCCACCGCGGTCTTAAAGCCGAGAGCGGCCGCTTTGGCGGCGACATACATGCCGATTAAGACTTTGAGCGCTGGGACGGCATTTTGCAAGATAAACGTCACCACCTTGACGATTTCCTCGCGATGTTCTTTGATGAACTTCGTCGTCTCCGTGACGCGGTTGCTCATCTGATCAAACAGCCCGCCGGCTTCAATCACCATGCCTTTTATCGGGTCGATCTTGATTCCCAGGATTTCCAAGCCGACGCTTCGTATCGTCCCGCTTAAACTTATCATGCGGTTTTGGAACGTGTCGGTCATCTGGCCGATGTCAAGGCTGGCCGCGTAGTTTTCCATCGCCTTGACGAACTCTTCAGCCTTAACTTTTCCACCGTTGATTTTCTCGCTGGCCTCCTGCATCGATATACCAAAGTGCCGAGCGAGGATTGTTGTTAGCGGAATATTGTTGTTGATCAGCTGGAGCGCGTCCTGGCCAAACAACGCGCCGCGGCTGGTCACCTGGCCAAATACTAGCGCTAGGGCTTGCAGGTCTGCACCGTTGACGATAGACATGCGAGACAACGTGTCCATGTCCTTGACAACGGTTTGTGTGGTTCGGCCGTATCCTAGCAGCGTTTTGGCTGCCTTGGAAGCGTCCGGGAATGCGATCGGCTTGCCGAGCGTATAATTGTACAGCTGGCCGAATACTTTGTTCGCTTCGCCAACGCTGCCGGTCAAAACGCCGATCTGGCGCTGCGTCATCTGCAGGCTGCTGGCAAGGTCGACGAAATATTTGCCACCAAAAGCACCGCCGGCTGTGAATGCGGCGGCGGTCTTGATCAGCTTCATAATCCCCGAAGCCATGCCGTCCAGGGCGCTTGCTGCTTTGGAGGCAAATGATGAGGTCGAGCCGGCAGCGGACGACATGCTCGACTTCATCGAGCTGCTCAACTTCTCGACATCGCGCTGAATCTGACTGAGCGTTTTGCTCGCCCGGTTCTGCGCTTCAATCACAAGTCTGAGCTGGCTGTCGTCCATTGCTACCCCTTAATATTTAGATTTTCGTCTCATCTCCGCCTCCTGGCGCTCGGCTTCGTAGCCCTCCTCATTTAGCTTTATCTCGATGGCTTGAATTAACCAGTGAGGTTGGCTTACGTAGTCCTGAAATGTCCAGCCCATGGTCTGGCAGATGGTAGCAATTTGAATCTCCTGCGGTATTTTCGCGTGCTTAACGCCGGCTATTGCTTTGGCGTAGGCTGCGCTGATTTTTGCTCGCCTTTTGGGTTCATGACTTCTCCTGTGATCTCCTCGATCTTTTTCTGGATAAAGTCGAAATCCTCGGTTGGCAGTTTCAGCAACGACTTGAGTTTAGCGTCGTCATCGCCGCCGAAGTCGTCGCCGTCAACGGTGACTACCAAAAACTTTATAGCGTTATTTTTGATCTCGCTCATGGCGGTTGCCGGCAGCTTGTCAAATCGCATGGTCTCTTTGATATCATCTTCGCTCATCGATTCGCCCTGAACCGCTCCGTTGAGGTCAAAGTTTGCATAGGCCAAGAACACCGCCTCGTTCATCTGCGACAACTCTGCCGTGGCGTATGGCAGCAGCTCGACATCGCAGCCAAGCACTGGCGTTGTAATTTTGATATTCTCTTTGCTAATTCGTGGCATCTCCTACTCCTTTGCTCGAATTAATATTTAGTAACCATGTTTATCAGCGTTGCGGTGATCGCTGCAGCGTCCTCGAGGCTGTAGTTCGCCTGGAACTTCGCGCTTCGTGTCTCGACTGCGTTGTTATCACGGCTTCGGCTGTCTTCGGTAATTGCTACGGTTGGGAAATCGAATTGTAGCGTTGGGTGTTGGCCAGTGCCGATGTTTACCGCTTTGTTCTCGGCGATAAACTGAATGGCCTGCGGCTTGCCGCTCAGGCATACTTGTCGCACGTCCTCTTGTGCTGGGTAGTAATCGAACGACCCGGTCACGTTCAGCTGCTGGTTCTGAATGTCGTCTGGCGTGTCTGTGCCGAACACATACTGCACGTCCAGGTTCTTTGAAATCTCAAGAGAGAATGACTTGATTTTTCGCGCTGGCGAAGTAGCAAGCCCTGCCGCGTTGTCGGCCATCTTCACTGCCAGGTTTCGCGCCAAGAATTCATTGCCGCGAGTGTATGCTGGCGGTGTCGCAGGTGTCCAAGCCTTTGAGCGGCGCGACTTGAAGTCGATGCTTCTCATCAAGTAGTCGTCGATTGCTGCGGTAATCGTGAATGATTCAACCATACCAAGCTCATACGAATACTTCTGCTCGATCTCTTTGACGAAAATCGAGAGTGAATCGTGGCTGTTGTTGTTTGCCATTTTGAACACGTGCTGCTTCGCGCCGGTCTTGTCGGTCGTAGTTGGAGCTTGGCCGAATACGGCTCGCAACTCTGCGCCGATAATGTGATCGAACACTTTGCCGTCGTAGCCACCCTCAGCGGTGACGTTGATAACGTCGCTGGCGTTGTGTTCTGAGATATTGCCGTAGGCACTATCGTTGTGAACATACGTCGGCTTGTCGTCAATGCTCAGCGTTTTGGTTGGTACTGCGAATGTCGGCGTGCCGAGCGTACCTCGGGTAGTTTCGTTGCCGATAAATATGGTGGTCAGTCGGCCGATAACTTTAGCCATTGTTTACCTCCTTGGCGAGCCTCTCTTTCGCCAACTTTACAGCCTCCTCTTGCGAGGTGGCTTGAACTGATATTTCGTGACCCTCAAAATCAGGGAAGTAGTACGCTTCCTTGACACCAGAATCTGCCGGCTCAGGTGCAACTTCCGGCGCTGGTTTGGTTGGTTTGTTATTTAGTTCTGCCATCGAATTCTCCTCTGCTTTTAATTGTAGCACGGCAGAAGCTTTTTGGCAGCTAGTACTTCTCTTGGATTTTTGGAGCGTAAATGTAAGCCGTCGTATGGATTGCCGCTTCAACGCTGAAAATGCCAGGGCCGCGCCGCTCCACGCCAATGCCGAAGTCAACGCTCAGTGGCTGATCTTCAATGCCGAGCATGACGCTCACCGATTCACCGTCTGGCGTGGTTGCAGCAGCCAGCTGCACTCTCTCGCGGAGCAGCCGCATGATGCTGTCGTCGGTGTAGATGAAGTTGTCGTCTTTGCCAGAGACAATTTCGTAGAGTTCTGTTGTGCCGGCTTCAACGTCAAAGTCGCGGCCTTGGTTAGCATTGATATCTGTGATGACGCTGATGGTGATTGCCATTTTGGTCACGTCGTCGCCGGTCGAATCAGTCTCAAGCGTCATGCCATCGATGGCCACGCTCACCGCTGGCAGCATGCTCTTACTGATCAGTAGCGTGTCGCCGTAGTACCACGTACGGATATCTGGGTGTGCTTTTGGCTTTAAATAATTGATGATGGCCGCGATCACTGGATCACGATACTGCGCTCGGTTTAATGGCATTAGCCCCTCCTCGATTCTCGCACTTCGTCAACCAGCCACTCGTGAAAGAACTTCATGATTCGCCGCTTATCCTGTGCGATTATTTTTAACATAACACGCCGCGGCAGCTTCCTGCGCGGTCGGTTGCTCTGATGGTATTTAAAGTATGGCGTCGGATTCCAAATCTCCATGCGGCTCACTTTGACGCTGGAGCGGAAGTCCCCGCGCATTCTCCCGGTTCGCTGTAAAAGCGGCCAGGAATATATCTGCGTCCTCGGCTGCCAGCCACCCATCAACGCGCCGCTCATGCCGAAGTTAGCGTCGGTGGTTTTCAGCAGCTGCTTGCGTGACTTATCGAGCGGCTTGTGAAAGTTTTGGAGGTTGGTTTCCAATCCCATAAATTGACGGGATATCTGTACATCTCCCTCAACGTGGCCGGAGATATAAATCGCCATGACTACCGCCTCTTATTGAAGAATTCAGCTTCAGGGCCAAGCGGCGCTCGGCTTCCCTTGATCCGGCCGACCAGGTCGCCGTCGCTGGCAAACGCTCCCGAGGTGGCTGCCGCAATGTTTGGGTCGGTTGGATCTAGGTTGGCCGCGTCCTCGACCCACTCATCGAGCATTTGCTTGGCGGTTTTCAGCTTCATGTAGCCGTCTTTGCTCGATCCGTCAACATCAACGTTTGTTCCCCAATCGCTGATTTGCAGCAGGGCGGCCGCGTACAGCCGTACCGCGTCTTCCCATACATCTGGAAAGTTTGCCATGTCCAGCGTCGCCCAGTTGTAAACTCGAGAAACTTTCCGCTTCAGCCAGTTCTCCGCCGACTTCCTGCGTCGTTCGATTTCTGCCTGCTCGATGGCCGAGAATTCGTAGGCCAGGATAACCCTGGCGTTTGGCTTTGGCGCTTTAACCAGGACGACAGCACCAGTGGCAGCGTCCACCGATTCAACCGCCACCGCGTCGTCGTCAACGTAGGCGGTTACATCTGCCTTGGTGACTTCATCGTCGCCGTCGCGGTCAACGATCGGTGCTTGCGATGCATAGAACACTCGGTTCGCGCCATCAACTTCACCGATGACGTGCTTGTCGGTGGTCTGCCGCAACAATCCAGCTTCTCGCCGGATATCGTGCAGGGAGGTGAAGTTCTTGGCGCTCATGAAAGTTCTACGCCTCCGGTGCTGCTTCGGCAGCTTCCTTTTGCGCTTTAAGAGCCGCAACGATAGCGTCAGCCATCACCTGCTTGGTGACAGCAGTTTCGTTTTCGTAGTCCAGCTCGATTCCAAGCTCTTTGGCTTGCGCCACGACAGCTTCGCGTGGTTGCTTCTTAATGCTTGATGGGGTTGGTATGTCAGCAGTCTCTTCAACTTCTGCGTCGCCCTCGTCTGAAGCGGTTTCAACCTCGCCCTCGACAACTTCTGGCTCAGTAGTCGTCTCGGTAGCTTCCGTCGCTTCTGAAGCGGTTTCGTCAAGGACAGTGACCTCGATGAACGCGTCGTCGAGCAAAGCTTCCAATTGCTCGTCGTCAACGTCAAACTCCTGTGGTTTGCCTGGTTGGATAACCAAGCCGGCGCGCCGCCGAGACAAGCCGTTGGTGATTATCTCGTTGGACAGCCGTAGTGATACTTTTGGCATTTCGATCCCTTTCTTATGAAGTTAGTTCATACTTAAATTGTAACACAAAAAATCGCCCCGCGATGGAGGCGATTTCTCTGCGTGTCGGCGGCTAGCCTTTACACTTGATAGCTCGATGCCACAAGCCGTAGCCGAATGCGCCGCGCCAGTAAGTACCGAAGTAGTATTTTTTGTTCCACCAGCCTTTTTCGCTGTTCTCGCCGAGGAAGCTCAGTGGCTCGTACTCGCGCTCCTGGATCACGAATGCCCGGATTTCGCCGGCGACGTTAATCAAGTACCAGTCTTTGTCAGCTGTCAGCTCGCTGGAGACTTTGACCTTAGCCGCGCCGTAGTTAGGGTTCTTGACCGCAACGCCGCCCTCGACGATATTTTCTTGTTCGACGATCGCCTTTGCAGCAGCTTCTAGCTGTACAGGAACGACCAAGCGCAGGTCGAGCTTCTTATTGACGGCTTTGCCCTTGTCGCCCTTGAAGCTCAACATTGCCAAGCGAACCTTAGCGAAGTTTTCAGCTGTCAGCGGCGTGCTGGTAAAGTAGTTTGACTGAACAGCGGAGGTCTCTTCGTTGATCGGGTGATCGGTATCGAAGAAGTTCTGGCCGTCGTAGCATGGCGCGTTCTCGCCGTTTGGCATCAGCTCGCCGTAGATTTGTTCATCTGGGAACTCTTTGACTAACTGGCCGATTGAGCGCGCAGTCGTCAGATATTTGCCAGTCTTGTCGTCCTTGATATCTGAATGCTTGACTTCGACTGAATCTTCGAACTCGCGGTTCGGCAGCGCGTATTTGTAGGCCTTGAGTTTCTGCGGCACGCGCTCGCCTAACATTTCGCGCAAACCGTGCATCTGACCAAGCCAGCCGTAGTCTTCAGAAGCACCCTTTGAAGTAACTTTCATGGCGAGCTCTTCAGAGGTCGATTCGGTTGCTTCGTAAGCCTCGAAGAAGTTGGTCAGGATTGATTGTTCTAATACTGGTTCCATTTTCGTTTCAATCCTTTATTAAACCGTTTTTAGTGCGATGCGGATTTTGCTTGAACTCAGCACCTCGACGATGCGGCCGCACTCTTTGCCGGCGTCGGCTGGCAAAGTCACCTTATCCACGGTTTGATTATCTTTAACTTTTACATAAGCAGCGATGTCGCTCTGCTTTGCAGAGAACGCTGCGTTCACGGTGATCACACCGTATGTCCAGAACTGGACGTGGTCGGCAGTTTTGCCAAGCCCTGCGCCTGCTGGACTTGCAGCAACGCCGACAACTTTATCAGCTGTAGATTCAGCTGCGTTGGTTGCCAAGCCTTGCGCGTTCACGCCGACTAGCGCGCCCTCTGGAATACTCACGCCCGGCGCAAGCTTCAGATGGCCGATGTTGTTCTCTTGACGAGCAACATCTTTAAATGAAGTGATTGCAGTCATTTCAAATCCTTTTATTCGTTACTTTTTACTCGAGCCATCGCCTCGGCATATGCTGGCGACTTCGCTGCCAATTCATCGATCTGCTTCGTCGTGATGCCGTTGGCTTTTAATCCTTCGACTTCCTCTTGTGACAGATTCTTGCTTATCGCTGCGTCGTCTTTGTCAGCGGCTTCGCCGTTCGTCGAGCCCGTCTGATTAAATTGTACACGCTTACCGCCTGCTTTTACAAGCTCCTCTAACAATTCCGTTGTAGATAATTCAACTTTTTTGCCGTCGCGGCTAAACTCGACGCGGCCGCCAGCTTTGCTCAGGTTCTGGTGCAGCTGCATAAACGCGTCTTTTTGAGCTGGGACAATCATGCCAGCGGACAGCATTGTCTGATAGGCGGTCTCAGCTTTGGCTTGATTTCGCTCAGCGCGTAGCCGTGATAGCTCCTCGCGCTCGCTCCGGCTCAGGTTCTCTTTGTCGTCGCCCTCGCCTTTCTTGTCGGTCTCGTCAGTTTCGCCATCACCCTCATCACCTTTGTCGTCGCCCTCAGCTTCGTCTTTATCGGCTTCGTCCTGCTCGCCATCACGAGACAGGTTCTCTTTGTCGTCGCCCTCGCCCTCTTTTTCGTTCGGGTCTTTTGCGTCGGCAATTTGTTTTTTCACAGCCTCTTCCTGGTCGGCTGGGACTTCTACGGTTTCGCCAGCTTTGACGGTTTTGCTGACATCTTCGCCGTCATCGTCCTTGACGGTTATGACCACATCAAAGTCGCGGTCATTGGTTACTTCGACAACCTCTGGCTCGTCGCCCTCGGTGTCTTTGCTGAAATGTTTGCGCATTTTTGCAAGCTCCTCTACTTTATTTTTACTAAACATCACGACCGCATTCGTCCGGCGATTGAAGTTATCGAGGTAGGCTTCGGCTGCCTCTACCTCATCTCGCTTCAACTGCTCGGGTGCTTCTTCAAATGCGTTCATGCCAGTGATAAATGGGTCATTGACCAGAGCGACATGCTCCAGCACGATTCCGCGGTCGTCGCCGGTTCTGGTATCAATGTAGTGCCAGTTGAAGCACATCGATACGTCGAACACCAAGTCCTGCTCTAGCCGGTACAAAGCCTCGTAGTCGCGGATTTCCAGCGTGGCGTACACGCCGTCGCCTGGCACAATCTCCAGAGCCACCACCTCGCCGGCGTTGTCTTTCGTGCCGCTCCAATGATCAAACGGAATGCTCACTCGTGGCAGCGTCGGAATCTTGCCGCTTTGCTTGGCCTCAAAGTTAGCCAGCATTTCTTCGGCCCACGCCTCGTCCAGCAGTTCGCATTCTTCGCCGTCAAGCGGAGAATACAGCTGGCCGAACGCCGCTATTTGTTTGCGGAAGCGGCGGCCTTTCCAGTCGCCCTCTTCGCCTTTGTCTTTGGCGGATAGTGTGCTGCTGGAGAGCATCACTACCATTCGCGTATTGTTGTGTTGATTAATCTTTGTCATGACATTTATTCCTCTGTTTTAACAATAGCATATTTTCATTACTTTTAGGTAGATGGCTGCAGCAGTTGGCTTCCTGCTAATCCGCCGGCGATAGTCGGCATGCCGGTTATCTCTGGCTTCTCCTCTTCCTCGGCCAGTACCGCAATCCAGATACAGCGGCATCTGAAGTGGATTGGCGTTTGCCACGGTGTTGTGGCGTATTCCTCTGGTGTTGCTACCTTTTCGTCCAGCTCGCGGCAGGTCTGGCAGGTTTTCTTGTCGAGGATCGCCGAGTAGACGTATCGGTCGATGTCCTCGTCGTATTTCTTGAATGTCTTGGTTCGGCCGGTGTTGATTGATTCGGCCACCACCACGGTGTTGCCTGGCTTGGTGTGAGCGGCCAAGTAGGCCAGCAGTGCTATCGCCAGGTCGTCCAGCACGTCGTCAATAGCTCCCTCGCTGAAATGCCGGCGCGCCATCTCGCTCGAACCCTGGCCGCCGACCAGTGCGGCTATCTCAGCCTCGACATCACCGAATTGCAGGTCGACGAATTCTTGCGCTCGGTCGGCGATTCGCTGCTTGTCGGTCTTGTCCGTCGCCGGCGCTAATTTGCCGAGTTCATTCGCTGCTGCGGTTTTGCCATAATTGAAGCCGTCCGTCATTGCTGCCTGAAGCGTTTTGAAGTAGCGTTGTCGTAATTCTTGGCTGACTTTGTAGCTCAGCTCCTTGCCCTGCTTTTCAAGCGTTTTGAGCGCCTCCGTAGCCTCGTCCTTGACCGCCTCGAATATCGATTCAGTCTCCGTGTCGAGCGTATCCTCGAGCGTGTCCATTTTCTTGTCAAGGGCGGACAGGTTTACGTTCTTCTCAGCGTCGTTCAGTTCGCGCCGCCATGTCGGTTCGGCGCTGCTTGATAAAAAACGGGAGGATTCCTCTGATCGTGACTTCTGCTCGAGCTTGGCTTCCGCCTGTGCCTTTTCAATCTCGCCTAGATCAATTCCCATCTGCAGAGCCATGCGCTCCACGATCGCTTGCACCAATTCATCGGACAGAGCTTCTGGCCGCTGCGATAGGATTTGGTTGAACGCGTCGGACAACATGCCGACGGTGCTGTCGGCTAGCTTGGCAAACTTAAACCGTGGATAGCTCGGCTTGGCAAAGTTCAGCTCCGTCAGGTCTGGTATCAGGTAAGCGTTGATGTGGTACTCGACGTTCTTCATAATCCCCTCAAGTACCAGGTTGAGTAGGTCGGTCTGGTCTTTGCTCAACGCCCAGCTTCCGCCCGAATTGTCGCCGAGCATGATTGCCTGGGCCAGCACGCTTCTGGTCATTTCGCGGTTGTGGTGGTCGATAAGCGGCATGATGTCCACTCGCTGGTTTGTCTTTGCGTCGACCATCTGATAGCCAAACGGCATAACTACGGCACTGTTCATCTCGACTGTGTCCGACAGCCTCTCGGCGACATCGCTCATCTGCTCAGAGGTTGCTCGCTCGGCGGCGACTGCAACGCGTGGCGGTATCGATCCGGATTGTGCCTGGAGGCGGCCGAAGTAGTACAGCTTGTGCTTCTCCTCGCAGTGGTAGGCGGCCGCAGTGAACAAGCTCTCGCCTTTGAGCCAGTTGCGCTCCTTGCTATTCGTAAACAGGAATGATTTCTCGACTGGTATGTGGACTGGCTCTTCGCCTGGATTTATCCGCTGGTCAGCTCCGTCGAAGCCACCCTTGTCGTCGGTTCTGATGGTGATTGTGTTCGCGTCGTAGCCGGCAATCTTGCGATAGACGATTTTGCCGTCAGCGTTTAACGTGTAGACCTTTTCAAAATAGCGGTAGCCCTCACTCAAGGCTCGCAACATCTCAGCCAGTACCAAGTGGAATGGCGTTGACATGCCGCCGCGTTCTGGCGGCAACTCGAAAGAATTTCTTACTAGTTCGGCCTGCTCACCTGTCGGATCGAACTCTTCGTCCGCCTCAATCGCCCACTCGCTCGCCAAAATCGGCAGCGTCAGCAGGTTGTTGATTGCCAGGAATGTACCGTCAATGCTGCGTAACTTCTCAAAGTCGGCCGCCTTGAGCTTGCGGTTGTCCACCGCGTACTTCTCGTACAGCTTCTGCATCTTGGTCACTGCCGAGCCGGTCTGCTGGTCGAGCTTCGGCGGTGTCCGCTTGTCTTTTTTGTCTTTGGCAAATGTTAGGCTGATATTCATTGAGCGCGCTTCCTACTTTGTTATAGCTTTATAAAATCATTGTACACCATAGCCGTTATTTTTGTCGCCTCCTCGCCACGGCGATTCGCTGGACTTCAGCTTGCTGCACAAAGTTAGCAAACGCGTACATCAGGCTGTCGGCGCGGTCTGGCGAGCGGTGCAGGCGTTTCTTCAGCTGCTCTTTGGTCTCCACGGCGATACCTTGCCGCGTGATGTCGTAGCGGATTGCTGATAGCTCGGCGGCTAGCTCGGTAAATTCTGGCGGTATGTAGATATTGCCGCTCTTGAACCGCTCGGCCAAGTTCCACCACAGCTGCGAGCGCAAGTTCACGAATGTTAGCCCGGTATCATCTTTGCGCGCTGACGAATTGTTAAGTATGCCGACCACGCCGTCGATCTTGTCGTGGGTTAGCTTGTCGACCACGCCACCACCGAGGCCGTCCTCGTCAATGCCGATGAATTCTGGCGCTGGATAAATCATCTTGACGCGGCCTGCTGTTTGCTCGGTATCCTCTTTGGAGTAGGCGTGCTGGTTGGTGACGATGCTGCCTTTTCGTCTGGTGATAACAGTCTTGTCGTCGCCGAAGCGTGCCACGTCGACGCCGACGCTCAGCGGCTCGTCTTTGCTCTGCGCGGCCTGCATCTCCGCCAGCCTCTCCGGTGTCATTGCCGCCTCGATGAACTCTAGCGGTATGAGCGTGTTGACTTCGGCTGTTGGGAATTGTCCAAGTACGCGGCTCTGAAACATCGGTGTGTCCACTCCCCAGCGCGTTATCTTGTCGGCGGCCCATTGCGGCGTAATCAGGTACGGTGCGACAATCTCCAGCGCCTCCTCGTCGAGGTTTTTCAAGTCCTCGATGGTCTCGATTCCATTGTTCGTGAAGTTCGGCGTATCGAAGCAGCTGATTCGTATCTTGCAGCTTTTCGGATCGATGTGGTGGCTGTTGTAAAACGTGCCGCTCAGCTTTGTGGGGTTTCCGATAAACAAAGCGTGAGCGCCGAGTGACGTCATAATGGCTTCTACGGCGACGAACATCTCTTCGGAAACACCGGCCGCCTCGTCAACGATCACCAAGATGTTGCCGCTGGCCGGGTGAAATCCCTGGATCTTGTCGGTGTCGTCGGAGCTAACGCCAATGGCAAACCATTCGTCTGAATACTCCAGCATGGTTTTCAGCAGGCGGCCGCTTCTCGCCATGGCCGACTTTTTGTGGACGGCGCGGATCTGTCGCCAGAGCAGCTCCTCGACCTGTCGGAATGTCGGCGCGGTAGTCACCACGTAGCTGTTCTTGTAAGTGTTCAGGAACTGGTGAGCGGCTCGGGCGGCCAGGTGCGTCTTGCCAATGCCGTGGCAGCTGGCGACGGTTACGATGCGGTTCTTGGCAATCGCTCGCAGCACCTCCTGCTGCTTATCCCACAGGTTATCGCCGATGACGTTCTCTACGTAAAAGTTCGGGTCTCGACGGCTGGCTTCCATGACGGCGGCGATGGCGCGCGCCTCGTCAAGATTCGCCGGCCTTTTCATTTGCTTCCTTGAGCAACTGCTCAGCTCGCTCGGCGGCTTCTACTAGGTTCAGGGTGTCGCGTTCTTGGTCGTCGGTCGGCTCGGTGGTCTTGTTGATGACGGTCGGCAAGCCAAGCGTTTTTCGCTCGCCGTCAATGGCGGCCTGCAGGGCGTAAATCGATTTAGCCACGTCGCCGGTCTTTTTTTGGTCGTTCGCACGCTTCATGGCATTCATAGCTGCTGTCTGTGCGTTTCGCCACATGCCCAAGTGAGCGGTGTTTCGCTCCGATATCATTTTGGCGTGTTCGTCCATAGTCTTCTCGAGCGCCTTGTCCATACACGTCTTGCGTTTCTCAGTCCACTCATGCTGAGCTGCATACTTTGAAACCATGCGATTGCTTATCCCATATTTTTTTGCAATCTCGGCCATGGTGATCTTGGAGTTGGTTACGTACTCGTGTTCCGCCTGAACAACGTCCCAGCTGTACGTAGGCGTTGCAGCTCGTTTACGTTTAGTTTTGATTGCAGTGCTTGTCTTAGTCATTGATAGTTCCTCCTAGCCTTTTCTGTCTTAATAATACCAAATTTGTTTCATCAATGCTCTACTACCTCTTACGTGTGGCTACGTAGCTTCTGGTGCGATTGTTTACGTTTACTACTTGTGAGTTTTCCACAGGCTACTCGTATTTTATGCGTATTTTGTCCGTTTTTATTTGGAATAATGGTTGACTTTATCGCTCGTGTTTGCTATACTAAGAGTACAATCAAGTTAACGAAAG